GTCCTGCCCTACTTCAATTGCCTCTATGCAGTTAACTAGCGCCATTATATTCATGTCGGTGAGTTTTGGAAACATTAAATTAAATTGTTTTGTTTTTTCTTCTTCAGTTAACTCACTGTTTGTAATTGCATCAATTAATTTTTGCTGTTCGTACGCAATTAAATTATTTGAATTCAAGGCCTTAAATGTCAAAGGTTTAAAATGAAATCTGAGATCTCCAATGTCAATAGGATCAAAATTTGGTATTTTTACTTCATCCATTAAAACCCGCAAATCCACAGGGTGTGTGTTTTCTTCATTGCAATGTGGGCAATTGGTGTCAACATCCATAAACGCACCATAGCTGGCTATTCTAATAGCAATCAGTAAAGTATCTAAGTCTATGGTAGGTAGTGCCCATGCGTCCTTGATATTTGGGCAACAGCTATGGATTACGTCAGCCACACCAGATCCGTTCATGAGTGCATCTGGAGTTTTTATTAAGACTTCGTCCTTGATGGTCATTGGATAAATTGGCAATTCCTCATTTGCAGGTATTTCCAAGGTATTTTTTGGCCAAAATTTACCGCGGCTGGGCAATTTTACATAAACGCTTGGTTGTCTAAAATGTTTGAATAACGGATTCACGGCATTTATAGCCATAGATTTTTCTCCATAAATATAGTTGATATTTTATTTATGGACTAATATTATGGCTGTTATTATAAGTGGTATACCTGGAGTTGGTACTATTCAAGCAGATAATGCTGCCACTGAGTCTACTCTTCAACAACTTGTTGCAGCAGTAAATAGAGCCACTGGTGCACAAGTCCGTAGTGTAAAAGGTATTGAAGGCGATTTGAAAGGACAATCGGCCCAGGCAAAAAACACCAGTGCTTCAATGGCTGCAATGGCGGCCGCAGCAGGTGGTGCAGCAGCATCAACTCAAGGCTTATACAGCAAAATAGTAGAAAATTTGCAATCAACAACCGGTGGTTTTGATGATGTTGCTGTGCAAATAAGAATGTTTGGTAGTGTTTTGGCTGATACTGCTTCGGGGATTTCTCGTACATGGTTACGTATGATGGGAGATTTATCTGTAGATCCTGTTGAACGAGGAACAGCTACTATAGGTAGAGCCCTATCAATAGCAACCAGCGGACTTTTAGTTTTTACTAAAGGTTTAGGTGCAGTCATTCCTAACAAAGTTGGCGGTGCAATCAGTAAAACATTGGGACTAACTAGCAAAGCTGCTGGCAATTTAGCAGGCACTCTAAATGAATTGGTAGGTTCAGAATTAACAGCATCAATCAAAGCATTTAAACAATTTGGTGATATGGGCGGTACAGTTGGCGGGGGGCTTTCGGACCTACGTACAATGGCATATGATTCAGGCCTAACATTACAACAGTTTAATTCTGTATTGAAAGCTCAACGAGAAGAAGTTATTTCATTTGGTGGTACACTGGCTGATGGTGCACTTAAAGTTGCTAAAGTACAAAACGAGCTGGCAGCTAACACCGGAACATCAGGAAAAAGTTTACAAAAAGAATTACTAAACATGGGCATTGGTCTTGAAGAACAAGCCGGAATAGCTATAACTGTGATGTCACAGATGCGGGCACTGGGAAAGACTACAGATTCTAGAAATTTAAATGAAAAAGAAGTTGCCAAAGCCACTAGAGCTTACGCAGAAGATTTAAGAATATTGCAAGAAGCCACAGGCAAAGATGCTAAAGCAGTAATGGAAAAAGCTCGTAAAGAAACCATGAATGCAGCATTAATGAGTAAACTTAGTGTAGATGAACGTGCTAATTTAACTAAAGTTTTTGCTGGATTAGAAGAATTACCGGCCGATGCTCAAGCTGATATAAAGCAAGCCATAATGCAAAGATTGACCGGCGGAGCGATTACAAATCAGTTAGTCGCTAGTAACCAAGAACTAACACGATTTGTAGAAGAGGCAGCCGCAAGATCTAAAAAAGGTGGTGAAAATCTTGTAGCAGACCAATTAAAAGCAGGAAGAGTGTTAGCACAAACTATTTCTGCTCAAAACAAAGCAGGTGCAGGAATTGGTGCAGCATCAGCCCAAATTGCATTATTTGATAAATCAGTTGGCGGTGTAGTAGCTGCAAATGCTAATTTTACTAATGAAATGGAAAATCTGGCATCGCGAACTGATCCAGAAGGTATAACGCAAAATCAAAAAGCTATTAAAGAAGCAACCAACACTCAAGATAAATTAACCAATCAGTTTGCAGAGTTAACCGTTGAAGGTAAAAGATTCAATACAACTTTAGGACACCTTAACACACAAATTTTACCTGCATATGCAGAAGCAATTAGTACAGTGACAGCAGGAATGAGAGGTACGTTACAAGGCGCTCAAAAAATAATAGAAAAACCTAGAGAAACAGCTGGAGAAATTGGCGGAGCAATTTTTCAATCTATGTTAACTGAATTAAAAAGTATATCGGCAAGTTTAAAACCTGGTTTAAATAGTCTACTAGATACAATAATAAAATGGAGCGGTATCAAGGCTGAAAAACCACCAGGAAAAGCTGCGGGTGGATCAGTATATGCCAGAAAACCTTACATGGTTGGGGAAATTGGTCCGGAGCTTTTTGTACCAAATCAATCAGGACAAATAATTAGTAACCAAAATGTATTAAAATTACAAAAAAGCCTAGCGTCAACGTTTGAGAATTTGTTTCAAGATCAGAACATATCCAAACAATTTGAAACAATGCAGAAAAATCTAGTGTCAGGGGCAGATGTACAGCAAAGTCAAACTACGGCTGCAATGCAACAGCTTCAATCAATGCAAGCAAGTTTAATTACCACAGCTGAAACTCAAAAACGACAATCTGCAACTCCGGCGCAAGCATATTCAATACCAGATCAAACAAACAGTATTAACGAAGCAATGCAGAATATGTTGCAAGGGCCATATGGATTTGCCACAGTAATGGACGGTGTAAAAAAACAATTATCAGAAGACAGCACCAAACAATTTTCAGTGTTACAAGAGCAAATTGGTAAACTTGATGAACTTGTTAGGGAGATGCGTAATAACACAAGTGCTAACGAGAATATAGCTAATATGCTAGCTTAATCTATAAATATTACATTAATTAAGATTCATTATGACCTGGAAAAAATATTTTAAAAGCACCAACTTACCTAGTAATATCAGTCCATTGGGCGGAGGCCGTTTAGCGGATCCTGGGTACAGAAACTATCAAAGCAACTTACCAGAAGTGTATATAGGTCATCCAAATCGTATTGAAAGGTACAATCAATACGAACAAATGGACATGGATTCAGAAATTAATGCTGCGCTTGACATTTTAGCTGAGTTTATGACTCAAAAAAATCTAGCAAACGGTACACCGTTTGATTTGAAATTCCACGAAACACCCACTGACAATGAAGTATCAATTGTAAAAGAGCAATTACAACAATGGGTAAAACTAAATGAATTAAACTCACGTACATTTAAAATAATTAGAAATACTTTAAAATACGGCGATCAAGTTTTTGTTAGAGATCCAGAAAATTTTAAATTATACTGGACAGAAATGTCTAAAGTGGTTAGAGTTATTGTAAATGAAAGTGAAGGAAAGAAACCTGAACAATACATTGTTAAAGATATTAATGTAAATTTACAAAATTTAACAGTTACAGCAGTTAATACTACAGATACTTACATAAATCATCCACAGGTGGGCGGTCCCAGTGGAAGTTATATTCAACCGCAAACTCCATACTCAGGTGGCAGTAGATTTGCACGATCACAAAATGAATCGGCCATAAATGCTGAACATGTAGTGCATATCAGTTTAACTGAAGGCTTAGACATCTACTGGCCATTTGGTAATTCAGTGCTGGAAAATGTGTTTAAGGTGTTCAAACAAAAAGAATTACTTGAAGACAGTATTATCATCTATCGTGTACAACGTGCTCCAGAACGCAGAGTATTTAAAATTGATACCGGAAACATGCCCAGTCACATGGCCATGGCGTTTGTAGAACGTATCAAAAACGAAATACATCAACGACGTATTCCTACGCAAACTGGTGGTGGTGCAAACATGATGGATGCCACTTATAACCCATTGGCAATCATGGAAGATTACTTTTTCCCGCAAACAGCAGATGGCCGCGGGTCTAGTGTAGATGTTTTGCCAGGTGGGCAAAATCTTGGTGAAATTACAGATTTGAGATTCTTTACTAACAAGTTATTTCGTGGATTACGTATACCTAGTAGCTACTTGCCAACAGGTGTAGATGACGGCACACAAGCAGTTACCGACGGTAGAGTAGGCACAGCACTTATTCAAGAATGGCGTTTTAACCAGTATTGCAAACGATTACAGTCACTTATT